AGCGGCGAGCCGACCGAAAGGCCCAGCACGGCGCCTTCCTTTTCCGTGACCGGCACGATGTTGATGCGCGACAGGAACAGGCTCGATTCCTGCTTCTTGTCGATCAGCGTCTGCTGGACGGACGGCGTGACCGTGAACTTGGTGGTGGGATCGCCCACTTCATTGAGTTCGGCAATACGCTCGCAGAACTGGTTGAAAAGGATGCGGGTTTCTTCGCGCATGGGAGGCTCCGATTGGTAGGCGAGCGGCGGTGGAAGGGGTGGAGAGGGTCAGGCGTGGCGGATGATCAGCAATCGGCCTGGACGGCATCGCCGCCGCCGGTGCCGGTGGGGCGGGCGCGGTAGTTTCCGGGGCGGGCCTTTTCGACATCGCCCTTCAGCGCGGTGAAATCTTCGGCCAGCTTGCCGATGCGGGCATCCGTCTTGGCCTGGGCGGCGGTGAAGGCACCGGCCAGCTTGTCCATGCCTTCGGCCATGGTGGCGGCGAAGGCGGCCAGTTCGGTTGGCTGCGGCGCGGCGGGCGCGGCGGGTGCGGCCGGCTCCTGCTTGGACGTGCCCGGCGCGCTGAAGCCTTCGAAGAAGCGCTTCATCGCGGCGAAGGCGCCGGTCACCTCGCTGTCGGCCGGGGCCGCATCCTCGAATTCGACCGAGAAGGCATCCGAGATCGCGATCAGGTTATCCTTGCGATCATCGGCGCGGGTGGAGAACTTCAGCACTTCGGTGCCGAGGCTGGCCGGGCTGTCGGTCAGCGCGAGTCCGACGAGGTAGGCCTTGTTGGTGCCCACAAAGTTCGGGTTGATTTCGATGCTGGAAAAGACCTTCTGATCGGCCGAGGTCAGTTCCTTGGCCTGATCGTTCACATCGAAGCTGGCGTAGAGCGCGAGGCGATTCTGATCCTTGCCGCCGATGTTGAGGGTGACTTCCTCGGCCTTGATCGCATCGATCGAGCCATAGGCGTTGAACGGCGGATTGGGCGAATAGCCGCGCAGATGCTCACAGTTGATGCGCGCGGTGTAGGTGGCGCGATCGTAGGTGGCGGCCATCTGTTCGATGTGGGCGCGCTCGATCTTGCGGCCATCGACGGTATCGCCTTCGACGGCAACGCGGAAGAACTTGGACTTTGCCATGGGCGGCGGCTCCTGGGATCGGTTCGGTTGAGCGTGTGAAGCCCATTCGCCCCCGATCGGGCCATTCCGGCAACGCCTGCCATTTGTGATGGCCAGCACCACAAATCCGCGCGCGGGATGTGCGATGCGCGCGCGCGCATGGTCGCACGGCCATGGCCGCCGTCAATTCCCAATGCCCGCCCAAGGGCCCCGGATCGCGGCCGCCGATCCCCTACGACGCGCGGCGGGTGGCGCGCGCCTATTACTGGCGGGGCTGGGGGGTGACCGAGATCGCCGCCGAACTGGCCCTTTCGGCCAATACGGTGGCCAGCTGGAAGACGCGCGACAGGTGGGATGACGATCCGGTGATCCGGCGGATCGAGGACAGCTGCGAAATGCGGCTCAATCAGCTGATCTTCAAGGACAAGAAGACCGGTACCGATTTCAAGGAAATGGACGCGATAGCCCGCCTGATCGAGCGGGCGGCGCGGGTGCGGCGGTACGAGGAGCCGGGCGGCCACGAAGGCGACCTGAACGAGAAGGTCTCCAACCGCAACGCGGGCGAGCGCAAGAAGAAGCCCAAAAACCTCATCACGCATGAGGAATACCTGCAGCTGAAGGACGCCTTCCTGGGCGGCCTTTATGGCTATCAGGAACTGTGGTGGGAAAACGTCAGCCGCCGCTCCCGCATGCTGCTGAAATCGCGCCAGATCGGCGCGACATACTATTTCGCGCGGGAAGCGTTCATCCGGGCGTTCGAAACCGGCAACAACCAGATCTTCATTTCCGCGAGCCGGGCGCAGGCGAACATCTTCCGCCAGTATATCGTGGAATTCGTCTTTTCGGTGCTGGGCCGCCAGCTGACCGGCGATCCGATGGTGATCAGCCGCACCGGCGAGGATGGCGAGCAGCTGGACCCGGTCACCTTCTATTTCCTGGGCACGAATTACCGCACGGCGCAGGGCTATCACGGCGATGTCTACATCGACGAATGCTTCTGGATCTACGGGTTCGAGCAGATCAACAAGGTGGCCAGCGCGATCAGCACCCAGACGCGCTATCACAAGACCTATTTTTCCACCCCCAGCACGATCGCGCACGAAGCGCACCCGATGTGGACCGGCGATCGGGTCAACAAGCGGCGGGCGAAGGAAAACCGCATCGCCATCGATATCAGCCATGCCGCGCTGGCCGCCGGCATGCTGGGCGGGGACGGCATCTGGCGCCACATCGTCACGATCGAGGACGCAATCGCGCTGGGCTTCGACCTGGTGGACCTGGAGGAACTGCGGCTCGAATATTCGCTGGACGAATTCGAGAACCTGTTCCTGTGCCAGTTCGTTGACGACAGCCGATCCAGCTTCCCGCTTGCCATGCTGCGCCCGTGCATGGTCGATAGCTGGGATGTCTGGGCCGATTTCCAGCCCTATGCCCTGCGCCCCTATGGCGATGGTGAGGTGTGGATCGGCTATGATCCGGCCGAAAGCGAGGATGGCGACAATGCCAGCTGCGTGGTGGTGGCCCCGCCGGGGCGGCCGGGCGGCAAGTTCCGCGTGTTGGAAAAGTTCCAGTGGAAGGGCAAGGATTACGAGGCCCAGGCCGCCGAAATCCGCAAGCTGACGCGCAAGTACCGCGTGACCGAGATCGCGATTGACGGAACCGGCATGGGCAGCGCGGTCCACCAGCTGGTCAGGAAGTGGTTCCCGCAGGCCCGGCGGATCGACTATTCGCCGCTGGTGAAGACCCAGATGGTGCTGAAGGCCAAGAACGTCTTCGAAAAGCGCCGGATTGAGTTCGATGCAGGGTGGAAGGATCTGGCCGCCGCGCTGATGTCGATCCACCCCCAGCTGACCAAGGGGCAAACCCAGCTGACTTATGTTGCGCGCCGCAGCACGGAAACCGGCCATGGCGATCTGGCCTGGGCGCTGCTGCACGCGCTGTTCTGCGAACCGATGGACGCCACCGATGGTACGGGCGTCCGCAAAACCCGTGTGGAGATCAACCGATGACAGATGCTGGCGATAACGCAGACGGGGCAGGCGCGCTGACCGGCCGCATCAACGCCTTCGCGCTGGATGACGCGGTGAGCGTAATGGACCGGCGCGAATTGCTGGGCTTCACCGAATGCTGGTGGAACGGGCACTGGTACGAGCCGCCGATCAATCCCCGGCACCTTTCGAAGATGCAGCAGGCCAGCGCCCACCATGGCAGCGCGATCCGGGTGAAGCGCAACCTGCTGGTGAAGCATTTCGTTCCCCACCCGCTGTTGAGCCGCGACGAATTCGCCCGGTTCGTCCTGGACTTCCTCGTGATGGGCAATGCCTACCTGGAAAACGTGCCGAATATCGCCGGGCGCACGGCGGCGCTACAGAACAGCCTGGCGATCAACACCCGCCGCGCGAAGGACGGGGTCTACTGGTTTGTCGAGAAATACCAGCAGCCGCACCGGTTCGAGCCGGGGCGCATCTTCCACCTGATCGAGCATGACACGGCGCAGGAACTGTATGGCAAGCCCGAATACCTGGCCGCGATGCAGAGCCTGCTGCTGAACGAGAATGCGACCCTGTTCCGCCGCCGCTATTACCTCAACGGCGCCCATGCCGGGTTCATTTTCTATTTTTCCGAAACGACCGTGGCCGACGAGGACGTGGACGCGATCCGCACCGCGCTGCGCGATGCGCGCGGCCAGGGCAATTTCCGCAACCTTTTCCTCCATGCGCCGGGCGGCAAGAAGGACGGGGTGCAGATCATCCCGATCAGCGAGGTGGCGGCCAAGGACGAGTTCCTGAACATCAAGAACGTGACCCGCGACGATGTGCTGGCCGCGCACCGGGTGCCGCCGCAGCTGCTGGGCGTGATCCCCCAGAACAGCGGCGGGTTTGGCGACGTGCGCACCGCCAATGACGTGTTCTTCGTCAACGAGATCGAACCGCTGATGCTGCGCATGAGCGAGGTGAACGACTGGATCGGCCAGGACGTGGTGGCCTTCACCGAATGGAAGCCCAGCGCAGCCGCCGCAGCGGCCTGACATCAACCCGCCTCGCGTGAGGCGGGGGGAGGAGCGCTGCAACGCTCCACCCCGGCAAACTCCCTTGCCGCGAACCGGGCGTGATCATCGCCCGAATCGTCCCGCCGCTCGCGCGAACGGCGGAACGAATAGCGAACACAGAAAGGGAGTCCAGAGACTATGGATCAGTTGGAAGCCGTGGCGCCGGTGCGGCCGGTGGCGGCATGGATGGGCGGCAAGCGGAACCTCGCCAAGCGCCTGGTGGCGCGCATCAATGCGGTGCCGCACGAAACCTATGCCGAAGCCTTCGTGGGCATGGGCGGTGTGTTCCTGCGCCGGGACATGCGGCCAAGGTGCGAAGTGATAAACGATGCAAGCCAGGACGTGGCGAACCTGTTTCGCGTGCTGCAGCACCACTATCTCGCCTTTGTCGAGATGATCCGGTTCCAGATCAGCAGCCGGGCAAATTTCGAACGGCTGACGCGGCAGGATCCGGGCACGCTGACCGATCTGCAGCGCGCGGCGCGGTTCCTCTACCTGCAGCGGCTCGCGTTCGGCGGGAAGGTAGCCGGAGCCAGGACGTTCGGCGTTGCCCCGGCGCTGGGCGCGCGGTTCGATGTGACCAAGCTGGTGCCGATGCTGGAAGAACTGGCCGAGCGGATGGCAGGCGTGAACGTGGAATGCCTGGACTGGCGGGAGTTCATCCCGCGCTGGGATCGGCCGGGCACGCTGTTCTATCTCGATCCCCCGTACTTCGGGAGCGAGGGCGTCTACGGCAAGGGGCTGTTCGATCGCGGGCAGTTCGAAGTGATGGCCGATCTGCTGGCCGGGATCCGGGGCCGGTTCATCCTTAGCCTGAACGATCACCCGGAAGTCCGCCGCACCTTCGCCCGCTTTGCCATGGAAGAGGTGGGCACCACCTACACCACCGGCATGCACGCCAAGGCGGTGGGTGAACTGATCATCAGCAACTAGCCGCAGGCATCCCCCATCAGGGCCGCACAGGGCCGCTGTGAGCGCGTCTCGCAGCGGCCCTTGTCGTCTCCCATCCGCGCGCGCCGAAGCGCTGGGCGGGGCGCAGGCGGGCAGGGGAGGGCATTTGCGCGGGCACCCGCCGCCAGACCCCGCGCGCCGCGCTCTGCTCCCCCCCTCGCCTGCACACTTCATATATCGATTTTTGTGCATTGGCCGCCAGGCCGTGCAGCGGCTGATATCGCGCTCCTGCCGGTCGCCATTCGGTCCATTGAACCGGCGCAAGTTCGCGCAGCCAAACGGCAAAATGCGCTTTGTTTTCCTTTGATTTCCCGCGCGTCAGGATGGGGGGGAGGGGTTGGCTTACCCTACATTTCCTACATTCGCCGGGAATGGCTCTGAAACCCGCATAAATCTGCCGTTTTTCGATGGTGTCCGCAACCCTATGTCCACCCTACAGATTTTATGTCTAAACCCTATATTATTGAAAATATGGGATATTTAATTTTGAAATGTAGGGTTGGCGTCTCTCTATCAGGTATGGGCGGTATAGGGCAAAAGGTAGGGTGAAAAATGGCAGATTTCCGCCATTGTAGGGCATGTAGGGCAAATTCAACACCTCCCCCCATGTGCCGAGGCACGCTTTGCATCGTCCTGAAATCAGCGGCAGTCGAACTGGTCCAATGCCGTTCTGCCGGCACCTTCCTTCGCTTTGTGTCGCTTGGCGATCTGGCTTGGAGTTTACACGTTGGGGGATGGTCCACGGATTTCTGCGGCCATAAAGGGGCGTGGTTTACAGAAAAAGCCTTATAATTCAGCGTGACACAGGAAATCATAATCCGCGTGTCGGGGGTTCGAGTCCCTCCTCCGCTACCAGCCTTTTCATTTGCAGCCATCGCAGCTCCCCCCCACCCTGAAATCCGGCGAGGCGGTAGGCCG